TCTGACTGCATCAAAATACGATTCATATCCACAATGTCCAGGCTGTACTCCACCCATTTTTCTGTGGCTTTTATTAGGTCATAGGGCACCACTGCTTTGCTTTTGTTAGCAGTAGAGTACTTTGCAACAAAATTTGCTGCCTTTTGCATACGGACTCCTGTAGTGAACAAGTGTGTATTATAGCACGTTAGGCATTATTGGTCAATCGGGCAGAAAGTAGTACTAAAGTAAGATCTGATTCCCTGCGGAATGTGATCCAAAACGGACGACGGCCGTGCCCATTAGCCTTGCCAAAATATGCATGCCAGTCATTGTCGGGCATGTAGCCTTGGGCTCCCAGTTTGGTATCGCATATTTTTTCAAGAGGAACGCCTTCTCCCAGCCATGAATCACATCGCACAGCAATCACATGCCCGTGTTTTTTATATTGGCGGAATCTACGGTTTAATCGAACTACTTTCATTCCCAAAGTATAGCAGATTAGGAATTATTGGTCAACCTGCCCATAAATATACACTATGCCACGTCTAAGTTTATACCGCCCAAATCGCACAAGAGACTACCAATTTTTTGACCGTACTATCAGTGAAATGTACACTGTGGGCGGCTTGGATATCCTTGTTCACAAGTATCTAGGGCCAGAAACTGGCGGCCAAGATTCTGCATTCAGCGGCAATGCTGATGCCACTCAACCCGTTTATGAAACGCAAAGTGTACTGAACATTCAAGATCTGCTGTTGCTGGAAAATAGAGATAGAGTGTATGACACCGATATTTTTGTCATGCGCGGTGTGTACAACACACAAGACATTGATTTTGACCTTACACAATTTGGCTTGTTTTTGAACAATGACACGCTGTTTATCACGTTCCACTACAACGACATGATTGACACATTTGGTCGTAAACTCATGAACGGCGATGTGCTTGAGATTCCAAATCTAAAAGATTACAATCCGCTGAATCCTGCTATCCCAAAAGCATTTCCAAAATACTATGTGATACAAGATGCGGCGTTTGCTTCTGAAGGATTTTCACAAACGTGGTTGCCACACCTGTGGCGTGTAAAAGCCACACCACTGAACGATCAACAAGAATACAAATCAATCACTGACAAACCTTTTGTGGCTGAGTACATTTGGGATCCAGGCGATTTTTACCCCATGGGTTCTATTGTGAACTACGGAGATGTGTATTATCAAGCTCAGAAAAATACGCCAGCAGGCACAGAAATAACCAACACTGAATTTTGGGCATCGTATACTCCTGCTACCATTAGTGATGTGCAAGGTACTCGCACCAAAGACACTCAGATCAATGACGCTATCCTCACACAAGCTGATGCGGAAGTTCCATTGAGTGGGTATGACGTAACTAAATTTTATATTGAGCCCACACAAGATGGTCAACCTGCCAATCCAGCAAGCCTTGGATCAGAAAGCACTGTCACAGTAGATGGCACACAAGGTGGTATGAATGTCACACCAAAGTCATTTGGTTATACCATGGGTTATCTCACTGGCGACGACATGGCACCAAATGGCCTGCCTGTCACGCCTGGCGTGAGTTTCCCAACCAATCCTGTAAGTGGAGATTATGCATTGCGATTAGATTATCAACCAAATCGACTGTTCCGCTATGATGGCCGACGCTGGGTCAAAATTGAAAGCAATGTGCGTACAAATCTTAACAATGGTCCTACCAATGATACTTTGCGCTCGACCTTTGTGAACAATACATACACTGTGAATACTACAGACCTGGGCAACATTCCAAGTCGGCAAAGTCTCAGCGAAATATTGAAACCCCGGGCTGACAATGGTGATCAAGGTGGCGACAAACCTGCCAATCCTAGACCTGGCACACAACCTGGACAGAAGTCGAGTTAACAATGCAAAGTTTTTTTTACGACGAACAAATACGCAGATTCTTACTGCAATTTACCAGAATCTTTTCAGGGTTCCAAATTGAGTACGGCAGAGAAGAAGGCAGCGAGAACGCAGCCTTGCTTAGAGTTCCAATTCGATACGGGGATTCAAGTAGAAATGCACAAACCATATTGCAAGACAATTCACGCAACAGTTTGCCGTCAACTCCGTTGATGACATTTTACATCACTGCACTAGATTACGATAGGCCCAGAATACAGGAACCTTACCATGTGAGTAAGGTTTCTGTGCGTCAACGCACTTACGATACCAGCACCGAAACTTACGAAACCACTCAAGGCAATGCATTTACAATTGAACGCCTGATGCCTGTTCCGTACAAGCTGACTTTAAATTTAGATTTGTGGACTTCAAATACCAATCAAAAATTGCAATTGCTTGAGCAAATACTAACGCTGTTCAACCCCAGTTTGGAAATTCAAAGCACAGACAATTACATTGACTGGACTTCATTGAGTGTGGTGGAACTAGATGGTACCACATGGACGTCTAGAACTATTCCCATGGGTGCAGAAAATCCCATAGATATATGCACATTGCGATTCACATTGCCAATTTGGATCAGTTCACCTGCCAAAGTTAAAAAATTGGGTGTGGTAGAAAGAGTTATTGCCAGTGTATTTGATGCACAGGGCGATGCTGTTGATGCTATATCAAACAATGATTTGTTGTTGGGCACTAGACAGGTGATCACACCCTACAACTATGCCACAGTGTTGATTGGCAATAAAATACAAATTTTGCGACCTCCAAGTTCTGTAGAAGAACCCAGCAATAGCAGTCTTACTCCAACCAACATTGTGAGCAACAGCAACTTGTTGTGGCCAGCAATTATTGATGCGTACGGTGTGTTACGACCTGGTATCAGTCAAATCTATTTAGAACAACCAGATGGGTCTGAGGTTGTTGGTACCATTGCTCTTGACCCAAATGATGATCGCTTTGTGTTGTATGATATAGACATTGACACTACACCACAAAACACACTGGATGCAATTGACGCTGTGATCAACCCACAAGCAAGTGGCCCGTTAAACGGATTAGACAGTGCGCTGGAAGGGCAAAGATATTTGCTTACCGAAAGCACAGGATCCGCTGGCAATTCAGGACCTGCCGAGGCCTGGATAGGAGCCAATGGCCGGCCACTTGTTGCTGAAGCCAATGATGTGATTGAGTACTCAAACAACTACTGGCGTGTGGTTTTTAGAGCCAACGGACAGCCCGAAGGACAGTATGTGACCAACATAACTACCAGTCAACAGTATGTGTGGACAGGTGATGCTTGGATGAAAAGTTATCAAGGATACTACCCGGGAGGCCAATGGAGACTGGTGCTGTAAAAGCTGTGGGTGTTTGGTTTAGAGCCAGCAACACTGGCCGTTATCTTTATTTGTTGCGCAACGACTCAAAACATCCAGGCGCATGGGGACTGCCCGGGGGCAAAGTAGAAACTGGCGAAACTCTACTGGGTGGTATGGAACGCGAATGCATTGAAGAACTGGGAAGTTTTCCTGTGTATCAACGCTTGGTTCCTTTGGAAAAATTCACTTCAGCAGACTTGAACTTTGAATATCACACTTGGGTATGTGTGGTAGCTGAAGAATTTCAACCTACACTAAATCACGAACATTTAGGATATGCCTGGATAGACAAAGGCACCTGGCCCAAGCCCATGCATCCGGGCTTGTGGTCAACTGTAAACATCGAAGCAATTCAGGACAAGATAGACACTGTTGAACGCTATCTTGCCACTGAACATTAAGCCTGACTTTCTTGGAACTGCAACTGAATCTCACCCACTGGTGCTGTTTGAGTTGTTAGTGCAGTGATCTGCACAGCCAACACTTCTGGCCCATTGGGGTAAGTTCCTGTTCCTGGAATTGAGCTTGTGCCAATTTGTTTGACCGAACTCAAGTCCAACACACCTGAGTTGGTTGTTGAGATTGGAATAGCAAACAGTCTTTCACCGCCGTTCAATTCAGTTGTGATAGCTCTAATGGTCATAGCCAAGTCATTGGTAGTGGTTGATCCACCAATTGTATTGCCTAGGATCTTGATAGTGTCGCCCACTGCGTATCCGTCACCTGCAACTTGCACAGTGATCTGTGTGGTAGTGGTGGAATATGCAGTGCCTGCGGCTGTCAACTGCACTGTGATTTTGGCATTGGCACCTGAACTTGAAACATTGACTGGGGTCAAGTTGGCAAACGTTCTTGAAGAACTGAATGTTGTCTTGACCCCCGAGCGTGTCATACCGCCTGTAGTGTTAAACGGTGCACTGGTCAGACCACCTGTTGTTTCTGATGTGTATCGTGGCGCAGTTGAGAACTGTGAGAAACTGGGCTGGAAGCCGCCACCTGAGTTGTTGAGTCCTTGCCAGCTGGTGTTAGCAGAATCGATGTTTGCAGGATTCAAAATACCTTCAATCAGGTATCGTCCTGCGGTTACCTGAATGTTCAAGTTTGCCAATGTCAACTGAGCGCGGTTGATAAGTTCTCTCACACCAAGATCACCAATGATACCATTGGATACTGACGGTGCCAATCGCATGGCAAAAGCCACTGCTTTGTCACCAATGTTTGCTGGCAAACCATAGTTGGTACGGTTGTAGGTAAACTGATAGCCTTGGTCAACGTCAAACGTGCCATCTAGAACAACTGCACTACCCCAGTGACTGACCAGTGGTATACAAGTATTAGAAATCAATATAACACCAGTGTTAATGGCATGGCTGGCGGCTGCACTAGATGTGTAGCTGCGGCTTTGGCCATCTGCCCACTGAACAAAAGTAGCGCCACGTGTGCAACCAGTTAGACTGTTTCCAGATTTGCCTGAGTATTTGATAATTTCTGATTCAATCATCACAAACACAGGATATGTAACACTTGCTGGCGGATAATCAGTTGCGTCAGTAAGTGTAATAGTTGTTACACTACTGTCAATTGCTTCTGACAGTCCCACTACAGGAGTTTCATTTATGGCTTCGTATCGTGCTGGCAAGTTACCAGAACGCATGTATGCTTCATTGTTCAAGTTGTTGTTGGGTCTACGATGTGCGTGGATAAAACGTCCATCTTGTCCGCGAAGCATCCAAGCCACAGTACCAGCACCATACCATGAGTATTCCATGGCATACATCTGCATTTTGCTTGCGTCTAGAGTGTATCCCGATGCTCCTGTGCCGTCCAATGGATCAACGTTGAAGTCTGCTTGTCGCACACGAATTTCAGTGCGCAATGCCATTCTCACGCGAGTTTGATTGGACACACCACGATATGGTGGCACAATGGTCATGCGGTTGTTGTCAGTGATACTGGTAACTGTGTAGCTCATGCCTTTGATGACAACCAGGTCACCATTGTTGATTTGGTCCTGGAATCGGCAGTTGCCGTCACCTGTAACCAAGTTGCTTCCCACACCAACTGATACCAACCCAGCCAGCTGATTTGTGCTGGTGCGTTGAACTGCATTTACTGTGATACCATTATTTTCCCAGAACAATCCATTTTGATCATCAAACATACCACTACGAATACTAGAACCGTGCCATCCAGTGACGTTTAATCTAGGCTGTTGTCCCAGTTCAGGCGTGGTTGAACCCAGTGTTCCTTGTGCTTGCACAACAAAGCTGGTGTCGCTGGTGATTGACGTCACAACGTATCCTGTGGCATTGTATCCGCTGGTGGTTACTCCTGTAATTGTCACAGTAGCGCCGGCGTTAAGTCCATTTTCAACGTCTGTAGTAACGGTAATATCACTATTCACAGTGGTTCCAACAGCACTCAAAGCAGTGATGTCAAATGTTGGTGCCAACACAGTACCAGTAGAGAACAATAGGCCTTTACCAGACTGGTAGCGGAAGTACTTTTTAGTAACACGAATTGCGCTTGCACCGCGTGTGGGAGTGCCTGGTCCAATCAACACGCCGCCATCAAATGGTCTTGGCAAGAATGCTGCATTGCTTCGAACAAATGCTAGGCCAACAAGAGCGCCAGTAACTGCGGCTCCAGTTTTGGCTGTATATGTAAATGTTGTTGTGCTGGGCACACTAACAATAGTAAACGAACCTTCGGCATACTGGTAATTTGTGCCCGAAGACAAATTCATCAAAATTGGGGTTCCTGGCACAAGCCCGTGAGCATAAGTTGTTGTCACTGTGACTGTGGCCGGATTGGCACCGTCTGCTGAGATACTGGCCACATCCATGTCGGCACCAGTGTACGGGTATGCCTGGCGAATGATTGTGTCTGTTTGATTAAGTGGGTAACCAGGAGCCAAACTTGGTGAGCGTTTTGGATAGTAGAAGAAGTTGTTGGTGGTATCTCGAAATACCAGGCCCACACCTTCAGTGTTTGAGTTGTTGGTGTTTTGTGTACTCACATACTCGCCATCATGCACAGGCGTGTCGCTTTGGTTAACACCAACTTGTGGAATTGTGTTGGCACCTGTGGCATAGAACATGCCAGTCATGCGGATGACAGGTGATCCAACTCCTGCGGCAGTAAGCGCCGTGGTGTTTAATTCACCACGTGTGATTGTTTGTGTTCCGTTAATAGCAGTACTGATCACAGTGTGCTGACAAAGTTCCACATTGGCACTCAGCCGTTGCATTACTGTTCCAGTTGCATACGAATCTGCTGCTGTGCTGTTGTACCATCCACGATTGAGTTGCAATGTTGTGCCGTTGGTCACTGACTGAACTTGGGCAATTTCAAGAGTGGCCACAGTGTAGGCGTTGTTACCAATTGCAATATTGGCCGAAGAACTGTTTGTTTGGTTTGACTGACGTACCACAGTAAGTGCGTTGGTTGACACGTTGGTAACTGCCATTACTTCATATACGTTTGCAGTATCAGTTTGAACAATGATGTAGGTGCCATCAACTATACCAGCACCAGATGCACTGGTAACGTTGAGTGTGGTTGTGGCATTACTAGTAATAGCAGCCACAGCAGTTGTGGTACCCCCTGAGGTTGGGCGACCAATAATCAACATCAAATCACCAGCAGTAACACCAGATGAACTGGCAACTGTGAATGTGCGTTCAGCTGAACTGCTGATATCAACAGTTGTATGTGTTGACACCAACGGAGTTGTATTGCCTTGTGTTTGACTGGTGATCAGCACAAAGTCAGTTGCTATCCAAGGCGCTGTGCCTTGATTTTCCAATTTGATTGATGTGTCAACGTTAGATGTGATAACATCATCACCTGCCAATAGTGTAACATAACCATTGGTATTATAAACAATGTCTGCACCAATGTCTTCGTAGAAACTGGGAATATTGTTTGTGGTAGAAACGTTTTCCCATTTGGTGTTTTGCAAACCATATTCAAAGTCAGCGTCAATCAAAGATTGTGGGTTTGAAACACGTTCACGGCCAATGGC